TACAAATGTGTGATAATATGCCACGAGTAGAAATTGGTTCGTGGGAGGAAGTTGAAGCAATAAAAATATTTTACAATACATTTATCAGTGCAAAATTATCATTGGTTAATATGATACAAGATGTTGCTGTAAAACTTGGTAATATGAATGTTGATGTTGTTACCAACGCATTGGCAAACAGCACACATAGAATTACCAGCGGAAAATACATGAAACCTGGAATGGGCGATGGCGGTCCTTGCCATCCACGTGATAATATTGCATTAAGGTTTTTAGCCAAAAAGTTAGATTTGCATTATGATTTGTTTAGTGCTATAATGGAATCAAGAGAAATACAAGCAAAAAATATGGCTAAAGAAATATTAAAATATGGCAATGTAGTTTATTTTACAAGCGATTCATATAAAGAAGGAACACAACTTACAGATGGTTCTTATTCATTGTTGGTACAACATTATGTTAGAGAGCTTGGAGGTATTGTTAGTCATGGAAATGCGGAAAAAATTGATGTTATTTTTAGAGTACATAATAACGATCAGTTTTCAACAGACGAAAACACTATTGTTTTTGACCCATGGAGAACGTACCCAAAAGCAAAAAACGTAGTGTACTACGGTGATACGAAAAATGTATGATATAGTTTTTATAGGATACAAAGAAAAATACAAAGATAAAAATTGGCAACGTTTAACAGATCGTTTTCCTATGGCCAAACGTGTTGACGGTGTAAAAGGTTTGCATCAAGCACATATCAAAGGCGCAAAAATGTGTTGGACTAAAATGTTTTGGATAGTCGATGCAGATGCACTTATATTAGATAATTTTAATTTTACATACAAAGCAGAAGAATGGGACGAAGACATAGTCCACGTGTGGAAATGTAAAAATCCTATCAATGGACTACTATATGGATACGGCGGTGTAAAATTATTTCCAAGACAAATGACAATAGATCAAGATGTTACATCAACCGATATGACAACCAGCATAAGTCCACGTTTTAGATCTATGCCAGAGGTATCCAACTTAACTGAATTCAATACAGATCCTTTCAATACCTGGAAGAGTGCATTTAGAGAATGTGTAAAGTTATCTAGTAAAGTTATAGATAGGCAAAAGGATACAGAAACCGAAGATAGATTAGATGTATGGTGTACGGTGGACAATGGAAATTTTGGCGACTATTGTGTAGCAGGCGCCAAACAAGGAAGAGAGTATGGCACAGCAAATATAGGAAACACAGATGCACTTAAAAAAATAAATGATTTTAATTGGTTACAAGAAAGATTCAATGAGCAAAATTAATTACATAGACGATAAAGATTTGTACGGTAGATTAGAATTACTGACAGGCAACAAATTATTTTTACGTTTAAGAAACGCAGTTGATCATTTTGACGCAGATTTTTCCGATGCATTTTCCATTGGACAACTTAAAAGTAAAAGATGGCTTGTAAAAGAATTAGAAAATATAAGTGAAAATCAATTTTTAGGACTTGGCACAATATTTTTATGTGCAGGTTGGTATGGCACACTTGCGGCAATGCTTTTTGATAGTACGTGTAGCATAAAAAAAATAAGAAGTTTTGATATAGACGAAACTTGTTGGCAGATAGCCGATACAATAAACAGAAATAAAGTTAAAGAGCAATGGAAATTTAAAGCAGTCACGCAAGACATTCATGAAATTACTTTTGACCAACCTCACACTTATAATGCTTGGAGTAAAACAGAAAATCAGGATGTAACATTAACAGATATTTGCGACACAGTAATCAATACAAGTTGCGAACATATACATAATTTTAAAGATTGGTATGGCAAAATTCCTAAAGGAAAATTAGTTGTGATGCAATCAAATAATTACGATCAATTGGAAGAACACGTCAACTGTGCAAAGGATTTGGAAGAGTTTGAAACACAAACACCAATGACAAAATGTTTGTACAATGGAACTTTAGACTTAATAAAATACACAAGGTATATGCGAATTGGAATTAGATAATTTAAAACTGCGACAATTACAAATTGAATGTGCTAAAGCCATAAAATGTTTTAGTGCTACAAACAACAATCTTTCTAAGTACAATAAATTGGCTCATCATGATAGTCAGCAATGGTACAAAGCAATCATTAAAGACTACGTTAATAAGTATGGAGATTTACCTAGTAAAAAAGGTCCTGGTAAAGACATAAAGCTCATTATTGAAGAATAAATACAAGCAAGTAAAAAAATAGATTTATCCGCTAGGATACTATTATAATAACTTGTAATTTTATGTATAAACTCGAAGATATAAAACAAATTCATCTAGAAATCACTCAAAAATGCCAAGCCGCTTGTCCGATGTGTGACAGAAATCAAAACGGCGGTGCCTTAAATCCTCACATTAATTTAGACGAATTAAAAATAGAGCATATCAAAGAAATTTTTAGTCCAACATTCATCAGGCAGTTGACAGCAGCGCAACTGTGGGGCAACCTAGGAGATCCTATGATTGCAGAGCATACATTAGAAACATATCAGTATTTCAGAGAACACAACAAAAATATGTGGTTAAGCATGAACACAAACGCAGGTGCAAGAGAACCAGAGTGGTGGGCAGAACTTGCCAAAACATTAGGCAGAAACGGACTTGTAATTTTTAGTGTTGATGGACTAGAAGACACAAATCACCTATACAGACAAAATGTACAATGGAGCAAAGTAAAAAGATCTATGGATGCGTTTATAGGCGCTGGAGGTAGAGCACGTTGGGATTATTTGGTGTTTGACTTCAATGAGCATCAAGTAGAAGAAGCAAGAGAATTAAGTAAAAAATGGGGATTCGAAAAATTTATTGCAAAGAAAAGTTCAAGATTTATAACAGGACATACATCAGAGAAAAAGGATAGTCACCAAGCAGTAAACAGAAAAGGAAGTAAGACTACTTTGTTAAAAGAACCTTCAAGTAAAAATTTACAAAATCCAGCATTATTAAAACAGAACAGCATATTGAAAGAATACGGTACCATGGATAAGTTCTATGATCAAGTTGGTATTCAATGCAGAGTTGCAGAAACAGGAAGTTTGTATGTGAGTGCCGAAGGAGTGGTTATGCCTTGCTGTTGGACAGCAGGTAGAATGTACAAATGGTGGCAACCTGATCCTCGAGTTGAACAAATTTGGGGCCATATAGATAAAGCAGGTGGCAAAGATTCATTGAATGCTTTGAAAGTTGGATTAGAAGGGGTATTTGATTCAGGAATATTTGAAAGCATTGAGCAAAGTTGGAACATAAAAGGTTGCAGAGAAGGAAGATTAAAAGTTTGTGCAATGAAATGTTCAAAACAATTTGATGTAGTGGGGTCACAGTATGAGTAGAAAATTACCTTCAGATACTTTTTGTGCGTTACCGTGGATGCATTTAAGCAGTAGACCAGACGGCAGTATGAGAACTTGTTGTACATCAAATGCAAGTTCTGTACAAGATCCAGATTCAAACAAAAAAGTTGGAGGTGGACAGGTTGGTGTTGTAAAAAGAGAAGACGGCAAGCCTGCAAACTTTAACACAACAACATTAGAAGAAGCATGGAATGGTTCGTATATGCGTAATGTGAGAAAAATGATGTTGCGTGGAGAAAAACCTGCACCTTGTTTAAAATGTTATAAGGAAGAAGACGCAGGTCATTACAGCAAAAGAAATTGGGAAACTGAATACTGGTTGAGAAGATACACACTAGATGACATGATTGGTCAAACAAAAGAAGACGGCTCTATACCTCCAAAAATTAGATATATTGATTTGCGTTTAGGAAGTAAATGTCAATTGGCCTGTGTGATGTGTTCTCCTCACGATTCATCTGGTTGGATAAAAGAATGGCAACAGATGCACCCACAAATACAAAACGAAAAATTAAAAACAACATCTTCTTGGCATAACAAAGGTAAAGATTTTGGTGCCAGTTATAATTGGCATAAAAATAATCCAAAATTTTGGAATGATCTCATGGATCAAATACCTAATATGTATCAATTATATTTTGCTGGAGGTGAAGCATTAATCATTGACGAACATTATGAATTGTTAGAAGAGTGTATTAAACGAGGTCACGCAAAAAATATGGAATTGAGGTACAATTCAAATGCAGTTGAGTGGAGAGATGACCTTTTTGATTTATGGAATGAATTTAAAAGGGTAA